GCTAGTCCTCCAGTTACCAGTAGGTATGCGAATTCTGCAGTTAGCATCGGTATCCATCGTGTCCTCATTGACAGAATGCTTCTCGAGGATACTGTGAGAGAAGAATTTTTCTCTCTGCTCATTGTTATTAAATACGAAAATTGCGTGTCCAGCCATCATGCATTCCTTTCAAAATTAAAATTAACCAACATTCTGTTGGACTTGGAGGGAGGAGAACCACAATGGTACTCGTCTGAGGGAAAAATCACCAGTCTGCCCTTCTTGGGGGAGACCCTATCCACCTCTTTGAAACTATGTTCTCCTCTATCCTCCATACTAACGTCAAATCCAGATTCTTCGAAGAGTACGGTATCCCCGTCAGAGTCACAAGCATAATAAATTACGCTCATAATGTATCTACTATCGAAGTCTATGTGAGGCACATACATTTCGGGTCTCGCTACATTAGGAACCTGAAGTATCGCTCTGGACCTCGCTAGGTCGTAACCTTTAAGCTCTTCATTAATCACCTTACTAACCATTGGAAGTAAGATGCCATGAAGGTGGTTGTTACTAACGGAACCGTGGTGAAAAATGACACTTGAAAACTGAGAATAGGAGTCAGCACCATCTACCAGAACCTTATCATTGTCATAATCCATATGCTTTTGATACATCCAGTGCGTGTTAAGCATCATATTCTCTACTAAGTCTCGGTATCCTTCATCGATGAAATCGTCAAATACTTTAAATGCCATTAAACGTCCTCTCCTGTGTCTATACAGTGTACTGGGTCGTCCCTAAAACTAATCCAACTGTCATCGTTCTGATGAATGTGAGCAGCCGCATCATAATCATCTTTATCAACCATGACCTTGTATTCTGGAAACTCCACCTGCTTCCACTCGCCGATTGTGAAGTGGTCCTCTGGTTTTCCAGTACAATACCAATAATCGTCTCCCGATGCACCTGTCGTCTTACTAAAGTGTCTTTCAACACCAACCCTAGAGGATGCCTTAAGCTCCCACACCCAGTAACGATAACCATACTCTTCTTCAACGATGATTTTCATAATCAATACCTGCTATTGCTGACACGAAACTGACCCGGCATCCCAATTCTCACGTCATACCTAGTGTTCTTACAAAGTACCTCTACTTGCTTCTTATTGAGCCGGTAACCGGGAACCAAGGTCACATTATTTTCCACTGTGATGATTTCCCATGCCTTGGGATCGTCAACCTTTATGTCTTTATAATGCCATCTCTTACTGTTCTTTGGGTCCACGACTCTTTTCTTCTCTGTGTTGTAGGACTCATCGTATTCAATTTCGATTATCGATTTATTCATGGGTTCTCTCCGGTGAACATTTCGTTCGTGATTTCAGATGCCAATGTAGTTACCCTGTGTACCAAATCAATCTCTTCACCAGTGAAGTTCGACTCGTCGTAACTGCTGGTAAGCCTCATGATGATTGCCAGAGTTGCCTGCAACATTCCGACCATCTGCTCGATTGGTGCAAAGGGGTCCTGCATCCTCTCCTCAGAGGTACGAAGTGCATCGATTGCGTCACTAAGGACAAAAGTAGTTGTGGGGTGGTTGTCGTTCATTTCATGCCTCCAGTGCATAATTTTTGAGTACCTTGTCGAACCATTCTTTTTTCCTTCTGTCTTTCCTATTACCAAGTTGGTAGACAGATTTCATTTCTTCTTCTCTCTTCATCTTGTTGAATTCATCCATACCCCAGTGATGGCATGCATTCTGGACCACGAATCCGTAGCTGATTAGGGTTTCCCAGACCACCCTAGCATGCTCAGCAGTCAATTTGAGTACCTCACCATCCGGCTCACATATCTCAATCTTTCCACCTTCATAATACTGTCTGAAAACATAAACGGCCCCATCCTTAATCAGGGACCATACCTTATGACCAGCATGGTTGGAATATGGGTGGTCTGTGTTCATCCTTGGGTCTTGTCCTTGTCGAAATTGTCCATGTCCATCCAGTTGATAAGAAACCTTTGTGCATCATACCTGTTGATTTTAAACTTTTTCTGCAGGTAGGGGGTAGCACCAAACATGTTAGTCTTACCACTTTCTCGTAACCAGTTCAAAAACTTATTTGCCTGCTCTTGTGTGATTTCCATTTTGTTCTCCAAATAGGCTGGGTCGGATTCGAACCGACGACTAACCGATTATGAGTCGGGTGCTCTAACCGCTGAGCTACCAGCCTTTAACCACCGTACTAGACGGCTACTTCTTCCATTGTCTCAACCTCGACATCTGATGGTTGCTCACCTAGGACATGGGTTTGGTGCTCTGCAACTTCAGGCACGTAATAGACACCCACATCTGCTCTGCGTTCCTTGGTCTTAACAATCCAGTTAGGAATGTCATCATTTGTCTTAAACGAGCGAGATACCGCTCGCAGCTCGGCACGACAAAATGAACCCTTGGTGCAGTCTACACCTAGGTCTGGTCCGTGTGTAAGAATCATTTCCACATAACGCTTCTGTGATTCGGTGAGGTTGTCATATGCCCATTCTGGGTTAGGTGTGTTACTATTCATTTTGATTTTCTCCTTCAAACAAAGTAACCATTGGTATCAAGTTCATGAAGGTAGTTATAACCTTCGGCGGTAATCCCATTTCCGTCAATCAGAGTGCTTACGAAGCCATCTTCATCATCGTCATCCCAAACAGCGTCGTGTTCATCAGTATCATCGAGAACGTCCTCATCATCGTCATCGATGATGTCATCTGTGGGGATGCCATCGTAGTCATCATACCAATAATCCTCGCACTGGATTTGGGTATCAAAATCATCAAGCACTATCATCCTCCAACCTCCTCTTTCATCCATTCACTCATTGCTTCTGAATGAGTCTTACCTCCGACCCACTCGTAGTCGTCTTTGAGGTCAGACCACTCATAGTAGCCTTTATCCTCACACCACATCAAAAATTCTTTCATAGCACCCATTAGATCATGGCTCCTTACTTCTGTCAAGGCTTCGTTCAAAACGGTGCGGGAGTGGAGGAGGTAGAAACGGCTACCGGATTCCATCTTACCCATCTTTCGGGATTCTTGCGGTACTTGTCGCCTTCGACATACCACTGCTTCTTGGGAACGTCCCACCTAGCACCCAGTCTCTTCGCTTCGTCCTTGTCGTCAAAAGACACGTCAATGTCGAAACGTTCTGCGGTTTCGTAGTCGACCACCTCCATCTCCTCCTCGCCCACGATGGTGTCGGCATCAATCTTGCCGTACATCGTGAGGAAGGCCTCCTTGGTGGAGTCATCGAATCGGGTGACTGCCATCTCAACTGCCTTGGCACGGTCACCAAAGATGGAGAATGCCGTAGCAACGTTGACCAGACGGCGTGTGGTGATGATTTCATCAACCGCATCCTCGTAGAAGCACTTACGAATCATGTCTGCCCAGTCAACCAGCTTCTTGGTGAAGTCCTTGTCCTCGCAGTCGAGCGATTGCATCGCCTTGGTGAGAATCTTCTGCTCCACCTTCTTGGGAGCGTATGCCTGCTCAAAGCAAACTGAGAATCGGTCGAGGAATGCCTCATTGAGAACGTTGGTCCCGATGAACCGACCATCATCGCTGCCCTTACCCTTGGTATTGGCAGTAGCGAAAATCTGGAAACCGGCTGCGGGCTTGACCCATTGACCAATCTTCTTGAGGAAGACACCCTTGCCTTCCAGAACCGGCTGCAGGCACATGATTGCATGTGACGCAAGGTCGATTTCGTCGAGGAGAAGAATTCCACCCTGCTTCATCGCCTTCACGACAGGACCATCACACCACTTGGTCTCACCGTTGATGAGACGGAAACCACCAAGCAAATCGTCCTCATCGGTCTGAGTAGTGATGTTGATGCGGAACAGCTCTCGCTTGAGCTTCGCACAAACCTGGTCAACCATCGTGGTCTTGCCGTTGCCGGACAGACCAGTGATGAAGCAAGGGTAGAACATCTTCGCACGAATGATTTGCTCGATGTCCTTGAAGTGACCCCAAGGAACGTAAGTGCTGATTCGCTCTGGGACGAGAGTCTCGCTCTCACCACCAGTCATTGCGAGTGCCATAGTGGTATCGCAGACATCAGCGGTTTTCACCTTATTGGTGACGATAGTAGCAGTCATGGGTGCTGCCTCCTTGGCGGGTGCGGTTGTGGTAGCACCTTCGGAGAGTTCTGGGATGTGGTACTCGCCGAGAGCACCGGTCTTGCGGGAAGCATCGTACGTAATCCATGATGGCGGAACCGCATAGATGCCCGTGGAATCGCAGACTTCCCTGACCTGTTCACGGGTGACAGGTGAAGTAAGTCCTGCCTCCTTCATCGCTTTGATGAAGTCAGCTCTATTTTGTCTCGATTGCTTGGTTGCCATATTTTTGGGTCTCCGTATGGTGGTTTCAAAGGGGGTCTTTCCCCAATTCCTGAACCCCCATTAGATCATACCGGAGCTCTTCTGTCAAGCCCTTTATTGATGCCAGCTGACATACGATCGTCATACCCCTTCCTGATATCAGGAAGGGGGTTCAGAGATACCCGAGAAGGGCATATACAATGGGTGGTATATCCTTGGGGGCATATACAAGGAGTGGTATATGCCCTCGTGATATCAGGAAGGGGGGTATTGTACCTTTTGGGCATCCAGAATAAATACTCAAGATGATGACCCCTATCCAAAAACATGGCGACGTATACTACAAGAGGGATGATTTATATGCCCCATACGGAATCAACCATATCAATGGTGGTAAGGTAAGGCAGGCAGTACAACTATTCGATGAAATCAGAGATGACATAATCGAGAACCACAATGGTGGGGTTGTAACCGCAAGTTCGGTCCATAGCCCACAAAGTGCCATTATAGCAAAAGTAGCGAAAGAGTATGGGATTAAGTGTGTAGTAGCCGTCGGTGGTTGTAAAGAAGACACCCTATATAAACATCATATTATGCGGTTGACCAGGCACTATGGTTCGGAAATACGAATCGTAGCCGGTCACGGTATGACTACCGCAATAGACGCAGGTGCTAAGAAGAAGATTATAGCGAATAATAATTATAAATTAATCAAGTTCGCGATCAGCCTCGAGAGTAACCCAGAGGCTATATTCGATGGGGTCACCAACCAGGTAGAAAATATCCCAGACGAACTAGACAACCTAGTAATACCTGTTGGTAGTGGAATCCAGTTCGCGGGCATTATCAGGGGTCTACATAAGTTTAATAAAAAGGTCAAGAGGGTCATAGGTATAGCCTTCTGCGATAGGACCAAGTCAATTAATCAACACTTAGACAGGTTTAGGTATGAGAATTTTCCCCAAGAGGTGCTGGAATTCCCAGAGTATGAGATACACCTGACTAAGGATGCCTACTCTAAATCCATATGGGAAGAAGTGAACGGAGAACTCATAGACGACATCTATGAAGGAAAAGCACATAAATGGATGAGGGAAAATATCGATGTCTCCAAGGAGAAGACGTTGTTTTGGATAGTAGGAAGAAGACTTAGGAAGGAAGAGGTAGACGACCTAACTTCCACGGAAGCCGTTTTTTCTTATAAATAAAGAGGACATGTTAAGAAAGATAGTTTATCTATCAGCCCTTTTATTATGCTTTACGGGATGCGCTGCCAAAACGGTGAAACCCAGTGCAGAGAGTCCACCCCCTAAAAAAGAAATAGTTCCGAGTATAGAAGGTTTTATAACCATAACGGAAGATGACTATCCATCGGTAGGCAGACTTCTATCTGGAGACATGAGACCCAAATGCTCGGTAGTCCTTATCGAGCAAGATATAGTGCTTACGGCTGCTCATTGCATTTCCAATGACGAGTCCTATGTACAATTTGGTGACGAAATGTATAGCATCAAATGTGCTACCAAACATCCGCAGTACAATGCTGACATGAAGGTGGGATATGATGTGGCAGTCATCGTTCTAGATACCTACGTTCGTGGAATATTCCCATCTGGAATCAATTCTAAACCACTATTAGATGTCAGAAAAGGCACACCGGTGATATCAGTTGGATACTCTAGAGGATTTAAAAAGAGAAGCGAGTTGAATACACTATTCTATTATGGAACTCTAGAGAGCGAACCCACTGGAATGAAGATGCTTCCGATGGGAGGTTCTGTATGGTTTGGTGATTCTGGTGGTCCGGTATTCATGCTAATCGATAACAGGTTCGTAGTGGTAGGAATAATCTCGACCTTCAGCATGTATAGAGATATGATATATGAAAACTCCGCTATAAGAGTGGATGTCGTCTATAATTGGATTAGAGAGGAAATTGACAGTGAACGCAAAATTGAAAGAATGGTTAGATAGAAAGATACAATTATCACAAACTCCAGCCGGAATCGTAGTTATAATCATGGGGTTCTGCACTGGTTTAATAATTGGAAAAATTGTCTTATCTTAATAAATAAAAGTATGAGAATAGCAGGCATAGATTACAGCATGACCAGTCCAGCATTGTGTACTCACATTGGTGAGCGCTGGGATTTCAACAACTGCAGTTTTTATTTTTTAACTAAGACCAAAAGGCTAGCATGTAAACACCTTAGTGGCATGATACATGGGTCCTTATTGAAAGAATATAAATGCCAAGAGGAAAGATTTGATATGATTTCCCATTGGGCGATGAAGAGGATAATGTCATTCGACCACGTTATGTTGGAAGGTTATGCTTTTGCAGCAACCGGTAGAGTATTCGACGTTGCTGAGAATACTGGCATATTGAAGCATAAACTTTGGGGTTCTAATACCAAATTCGATACCGTGACACCACCTCAAGTTAAGAAGTTTGCTACAGGAAGCGGTAGTGCAACCAAAGATAAAATGCATGATGCCTGGTTTAAAGAAACCGGAATAAATCTTCACGAAGAGATGACACCCAGAAGGGAAAAAGTGGGGAATCCAGTCAGCGATATCGTGGATGCCTACTTCATCTGTAAGTACCTCTATTTCGAGACCCTAGACCTTCTTCCTAGATAGGTTCTTGAATCCGTTCTTAATTTTTACCTGAGCAATAATCTTCTTAGTAAGGTCGCTAGTCATTCTAGATGCGAAACCATCTCTACCGAAGATTTCTTGTCTTTCTTCTAGTGTCAGATGGTCTTTAGTCTCTTCGATAAGCTCTACTATTTCAGCAATAGCCTTCTTATCATTTCTACCATCGACCAACATCCATCCTACTACACCTAGAGATGCTAAGAATCCTATTACTAACACGACAAGACCGACTACTGCTATTTCTTCAAGGTAATATTGTGAGGCGGCTGCAAACCCTACAGTGAGGACACCTATCGCTAGAATTACCCCACCCAGTTTGCTATTTACCCAAAATGTTAGAAATGCACCACCTATGAGCATACCGAAGCCTATCACGAAGAATAAAGTGATGAAGCTATGTAAGTTCTCTAGTGCTTCTTTACGAACTTCCCTATCGGACTGTTCGTAGTCTGCTACTAGGTCTTCTAACTGCTCTATTTGACCTACGGCAGCGGATACCCTTGCATTTGCGGACTCTAGGTCCTCTAATGCCTCGTCTATCCTCACCTGCTCCCTCTGTGCAAAATCTATCTCTTCTTTTATCGACTCTGCTGAGTTCTCTATCGAGTTTAATGTGGGGTCTATGTTGTAACTCGGGTCCTCTGGGACAAGTGCTATCTCGTCCAAAATCGAATCTGCGTGACTGTCTATCTTTTCTAGACTTCCACCCATCTCTTTCGATGCCTCTGTTATCTCGTCCGTCTGCTCTTTTTGCTCTCTCACACTGTCCACTATGGTTGATGCTGTGTTTTCCGGATGGGAATTTATCTCCTTCAGAGTCTCGCATCCCATCGTGTATGATAGCAAAAATAATATGATTGTTACCGTTGTTGATTTCATAATTAATCTCCGATGCAGTCAATTCGCTACTAATAGACAAAGTCATTAATATTGTCATGACCAGAATCTTCATCAGTAGCCGCCTAACATCTTCTTTTTCTTGTTGTGTTTGAGTCTACCATCATTCATTTTTCTTCTGAATATGGTCATTTCTCCGGTCACATTATTCTGAACTAAAAGTGGGTTATTCGGGTTCTTCTTAGCATATTTTCTTATACTAGAATAGTTGGGTGAGTCCCCCTCGAAGAATTTACCCCATCTTTCACCCTTAGCCTTCTTACCCTTACATCTAGCGAATTCAGCCTCGCTGACTCTGAATACTGGCATGCCATCTATTTCACTTTTAAACTCTTTACTGTCCGAGGAGTTCATCGCCTTGATTGCCTTCTCTACCCTCTTTCTGGATTCAGTAGTGAGCATAGGTTCGATTTCTCTTCTCTTCTTCTTCTTCTTCATTCTGCTTACAGGCATACCCATTGTGTCTGGTGTCAGACCCGCTACACCTGCTGTGGTGTTAGCGATATCTTCATTTCTTAAATATTTGTTTCTGAATTTGGTTCTATCTCTAGCATTCTTGAAGTAGAAGACGTATGTGTCCCCTTGCTTTTGTCCACTCTGAACCATACCTTTACTGTTTGTCTCAACACCAACAATTTTTGCAAGCTCAGTGTCATGCTTCTTATCTTTGATGGGCATCCGTATAGCGAAATTGGTTGCCTTGGGGAGAGGTGCTGGAACTCCTCGACCACTCCTACTACGTGCCTCTGAAAGTTGATTGAAAGATATCACATGTGTCTTGCCGTTCCTATCTTTCTGTAATTTCACATCCTTGATACCGAATTTCTTCTCGATATGGCGAGTTGCAGCCATTGTGTCCATTTTTCCAGAACGAGTCACCTTTTGAAATTCTCTGTCTAAAGCAGTCCTAGTAACCTCATACATTTCAATGGATTCTTTGAAGATTGAAAAATGCTTCTTAAAACCTGCAATGCTATTGGATTTACCAGCCCTTCCAAGGTGGTTGTACTCAACAGAACCGTCTGCTCTAACCGCGATGTCCCATTCTCCCCTGCCCCTGTCTTGCATATAGTCAACAGGTTTAGAATCATTCATATCTGTCTTAGGATTCGGTTTATTCTTTACCATATCACCGAAAGAGTCTATCCAGTTCTCACCACCAATCATCTTAATGAGTTTAAGTGCCTCTTTATGCCGTCTGTTGTGATCCATAGCCTCATCTAATTCGGTGGATTCTTCTTTCTTCTTGTTTTTCTTGCCTTTCGCCTTATAACCGCTAGCGAAAGCTGCCTTTCTCTGGGCATCGCTCTTCCAACCTTCACTGGTGGTAGACTCCTTTGCCATCTTGGTAGCAGTGGCATACATTACACTCTTCCACTCATCACCATATCTCTCTTTGAACTCGTCTTCTTTATCCTTCATAGAGAGAACAATTTTCTCCATTTTCTTCTTCTGCGTTGGAGTTAACTCTTCTTCAGCAAGTCTAAACTCACCGCTAGTGGTCTGACTGATGAACTTCCCCATCATCTCTTTAGCACGAAAATCAAGACTATTCCACTTGTCTTTAACAAGTGCCGAGGGAAGTCTAACACTTCTAAGCATTTCTTTCTTCTCATGGTCCTTGAGTTTGTTCCAATGAATAGTCTCAGACTCATTGATAACAGACCAGTCTTCTAGTTTGAAATTCCTTCTCTTCATTTGGTTAACTCCCTAGCAGCTGCGTTTGGTCTCTTCTTTCGATAATACATCTGGATTGCATTGTCTGCATCCACATCATCATATGACTTACCTTTTTTCTTCAGTTCCTTCTCTAGGTCGGTTAACCACTTCATCAGGGGTTTGTCATCACTAGAACGTGCGTCACCAGCAGGCATTCCGGCATCTCTCCATGCCCTAGAGACTTTTGCCTCGTTCATCCATCCCATTTTATTCAAGAATCCAGAGTAGTGCTTAGCATGCTCAGGTGGCATTCCATATGTTATGCCCTTAGGATAGATGTCAGGACGATAACCTTCATCTTCATCATCGTCGTCTGTATCTGTAAATACTCCGATTTGAAGGTCTACCTTGGGTGTCAGTTTAGTATAGTCTCCAGTATCGAAACCTGTTCCACCATCATCGTCATCGTCATCGTCATCGTCAGGATCGGTGAAGATGCCAGTCTGAAGGTCTGCCTTAGGTCTGTATGGTTCCTTGGTGTAAGCACCGGTATCAAACTCGCTGCTGCTATCACCTTCACCGGTATCGTCATCATCGTCACCACCTTCTTCATCGTCGTCAGTGTCTATGACTGGTCCAGGTTGTGGTCTAGGTCTATATGGGTATAGACTTGGTGTAATGCTGATGGGATCTTCGTCACCACCGTCATCCTCATCTCCACCACCGTCCTGTTGAACGAATGGACCAGGTACTGGTACTGGAGGGTCTGCTGGTTGTATGCCAGGAACGGAAACATTTGGTTTGTCTACCATCACACCGTCTGGTACTTCAGATGGGTCCTGCAAATCATACCAATTAATTGGTTGATTAATGTCGCCTCTTCCGTCTTGTGACCTCTGGTTTCTAGGAGGTTTACCATAATAATCGTAGAAATCTTCGAGGTAATCCAACCAGTCTAACTTATCCTGAGGTGTGACAGGGGGTAGGGTCGGGTCATTATCCATCGGGTCACGCAGACCATGATCAAAATCACGTGGTCCTTGAGGATTTCCAGAATCATCTCTGGGTAGAATTGAAGGAGACAAAGGAAGTCTTCCAGGACCCTTTGGTTTCTCTGGTCCCATCGGTGGGTCTGTCCACTTCGGTAGTTGAGGTTTAAACTGGTCATCTGGTGCTCTGTTATCATCGAAACCAGCTTGAGATCGATCATCGAAACCCTGCATCATCCAAGGTTGGTACAATTCAGGATTTTGCTGAAGCAATGGTATTAATTCTTGCTGCAAGTCTTGCAACTGTTGCTGCTGAACTTGTTGCCTATCTTGTCGGAATTTATTGTGCCACCACTTATCCAGAGGTCCGCCGGGTTCTAAGTCTTCGGGATGAAGTGGAGAACCATCTAGATTACCCGGTATGAGTTTATTGTAGGGATGACGGGGTTGAGGCACACCAGTTGGTTCACCATCGACATATGAAGGTAAACCCTCTACATTGCCTGGAGTCATTAAAGGTGGATACCCGATGTCTCTTTGCACATCCTCTGGTTCTCCATCTCGGCGCAATATATCAATAAGTTGCTGAAGTTTGTCTACCTTTTGCTGATGACTCGGTCCTTCTGGTGGTGTTAACCATTGAGGTAGACCAGGTACCTGATGACCAGGTGTGTCGGGGTCTACGTCGGGGTCCACGTGAGGTCTCGGGTGTCCATAAGGTTTCATATTCTCTGGACTTCTCGGGTCTAAGAAATATTGATATGGGTTATCTTGTGGAGCTGGAACAGAAACTGGTTTATCCAACTGCTGTCCAGGTATGACGTCATCAGGGAATTTGATTGGTTTAATATCCTGAACAGGCGGATAGGTCTGTCGTCTGTTCATAGGATTGAGTAGTTCTTGTCTTCTAGAACTTCTAGTAGACTTATTATAAGGACCAGGGTATGTCTCTCTCCTATTCATAGGCTTAAGCTGAGGTGGACCCTGATTAGGGTTACCAGGCATTCCAATAGGTGGTTGCAATGAAGGTGGTAAAACAACCGGTGGTATGTTCGGCTGCATTGGGTCAGTCTCTCGCCTATTCATTGGGTTAGGGAACTGCATAGGGCTGAACTGGTCAGTCTCTATACCTGGTGGGTATGAGTCATAAGGGTCATCTGGAAACAGACCGGGGTCATCTACCGGTGGTCTTTGGGGATAGTAATGCATGGGACCAGAAGGCTGATAAGGCATCTCTCTAGGCAACTGGTGGAATTGACTACTACCTTCTAGGTCGTCTACATTTCCTGCCCTCTGCCCTCTGTTATAAGGGTTGTCTAGGTCTTCTACCTCACCCTTATATTCCAGTTCGGTGTATGGTCTGCTTTGTCTAGACTTATTGATTGTCTGCTTAGCATCATATATTGTCTGGTCATATGCAGCTGAATTCCTTGAATAAAGCATATCTGACCAATAGTCATCTAGGTTATCATAAAAACTCTCGGCAGCAGCCTGTGCATTCTGTGACCAGATTGACCTTGTTAGGTCTCTCTTATTCATGGGTTTGGTGAGTCTTCCGTCTCTAGTTACCAATCCACCGAATATTCCTAGAGGATTAGCAGTCAATGCGACTGCATCCGCCTTGGTGGAGGTAGGTGTGAGGATACTACTGTCAACCGCAGAGATTTTGGACTCTATGAGGTTTGATTTCTCTTCTTGTAAACTATTTACTAATTCTGAAAACGTCTTCATAGGAAAAATAAACCTTTCTACCTGTTAGGGCATGGGAACCTGCATATATTGGTTGATTCAACATGAAACCGACCGGCTTAGATTCCTCAAGCACTATGTTATCTCTGGTATTTATAAAATCATACATTATTGGCAGACTGTCCTTGGATATGAAAAGTCCTGCCTCTAATGTCTTCTGATATTCTTTTGATTCTTTTAGGTCTTCTATCCCCACACTAGATAGGAAACACTCTTCTAAGACTGATTCTTTAATACCATCCTTCAATTTCTCTTTCAATAACCATAGTGCTACGGCGAATGAACCCAGTCTAGTCTTAGTAGCCGGTATTTTGTCTAGCAGCCTTTTCAAGTTCCAGACTAACGTATGGATGATAGTGTATGCTTTCTTCTCAGCACCAGTATTCAGTTCTTTCCTCTTCTTGAGTAGGTTGCCCTTATCGTCAATGATTCCCAATTTATAAGCATCAGTCTTCTTATAAGGAGTGGTTAGTATCCTAATAAACTTATATGCCACAAATATGTCGAATGCTCCTGCCATTTTTATATCTTCCTGAGTATCTCAGTGATTCCTTTATCTAACGGTATCGACAATAAGTCGGCCTCTAAAATCTCTATCTCATTATCGCCTTCGGGGAAAACACTTAGGTAAACTAGGAAGGTCTTTAGAACGGAGTGGAATTCATCCCCCATCCTGAAGAATAACAGTCTGGTTGCTGGTACAATACCGAACACATTGTAAAGAACTATAATGTGGTTTAATATCAACCTTTCCTTCAGTTCTCCAGTAGCAGTATACCTTCTCAACAGCCTCTTTAGGTACTTTATCCTGCTCAAATCACTATAGAATTCTTCTATGTCTAAACACTGAGGATTCTCGTAGTGCTTCATAGCATACATCATATAGTTGTTTGAATTCAAACCAATATTTTTCTTCATAATTAAAAGTCTCACGTTATCACATCATATTCGCTCTCGAGAGCTCCGAATTCAGCATCCAAGAACCACTGCTCTTGGACCAGTTAAAGGTAAGCTGGTGGGGCATCCCACCAAAGCCATCGTCGTTGATGTATCCGTCTTCTGGTGTCATTCCGATGCGACCGCCGAATTTCTTCACTGGCACTGCCATTGGTACACCTTCTTGGAACTGCACACTAGTATGGTCGAAATCTATACCCGCGTGACTCAAAATCACCTTAATCTCGTTAATTCTAGAACGAGGGTCCGAGGTAGGCAGTTTATTGATGTGCGATAGTGCAACATTAATCCTATCTACTATCTCGGGGTCTCTAGTGTCAGAGAAATTCTTGTCTGTCTCTTGAGGCACTGCTGTCATGGCATGATATGCTCTAGGCACTACAGCCGCTATCGATTCTTTTAGTTCATTGAAAGTTTTCATTTTCTTCTCCATATCTGTTCTCTTTGAGGAAAGGTTCTGAAATTATTTATATCTCTAAGGGCTTAAGTTTCTTTTCTGCCATGCAAACCAGTCGCAAAACGGTTCTTCTGTCAGTTCATACTTCTTAGATACGTTAACCGAGAACCTAGCCTTTTGTAAGAATTCTTTTCCCAGTAACACGGGGTAGTCCATATCGTCTCTATCTGTTAGAGAGAAGGGTATAGACTTATATTCCTTGTCCCCCATCTTGAAGTCTAGAGGGACTACTGGTCTTTCTTCAGTATCGCCCCCCATATTGATGGTTACCATATCGATTAGAGGTAGAACCATCTCTGTATCATTCTCGGTGAAGAAGCTTACTACATCGTCTTCTATTGTTATTTCTTCGGCATGAAGTGAATTGTAACTTCCATTGCCAGTATCGGCTTTAGATATGAGTTCTCCAACACCATAGATATATATTTTCTCAAGTTCACCTATCTCTTTGGTAGAATAAACCCAGTTGTTTTTATCCGTTATGTGTCCTACTACCACATTCACTATATCTTGTCCGACACCTATGTATGGTTCCCCTTCTTCATCATACATTGTGTACTTCTGAGCACCGCTACCCGGCGATGTATTCACCTCTAGCACCATATGCTCTCCATCGACAGTAACATGGTCTACACCTGATAGAAAACCACCCACTAATTTGGCAGTCTTTAGTACTAATGATTTTTCTTCTTCCGATAAATCATACGGTTCGGTTTCATTTCCAAGTGCCTTATTTGTTCTGAAATCTCCATCCCCCTTCAACCTCTTCATACATGCTCTGATTTTTCCATCTAGTACTATGGTCCTGACATCATACTCTATTTCCATATATTCTTGTATGATTACTTCAGCATCGAATTTCCATAGAGACTGTAAAACACTCTTAAGAGATTTATATGACTCAACAATGGATACCCCTATTCCTTCAGCACCAGTGATGGTCTTGATGACCACTGGGAACTCTCCACCTATATTCTCTAGTGCAATATCCACAGCATCTTCGTTGGTGACCAGTGCGGTCCTTGGGGATGGTATGTTGTTCCTGTCTAACATTGTAGAGGTAGCAAATTTGTTCCTGCATAATTCCATCGTGCTTAACTTATTGACACAGAAAACTCCAGAGTCTTGTAGTGTGCTAAGAAGACCCATCCCAGATTGGTGAGACATTACCCCACCTCTAGGCCAGCAGACTGTGTTGTCTGTGTTCAGAGTTATCTTATTGTTCTCTCCGTCGTAGTTATGGATTATAAGCTCATCGTCTGAGACTTCCTCATCTACTATGAAGGCATCATCCACAGACACAGCGAAGAATGATATGTCCAAAGAGTCACATGCTTTATCTATTTTGCTTACAGTGTCGCTGTATTCATCTGATTCTTCGAATTTAGATAGCACCACAAGAGTGGGGGTATCTTGAGGAGAGTCATCCTCTTCGTCCTGCTCTAGCAAGAAATTAAAGGCCTCTACCGACAAAGTATCTTCACCCAATGACATTATGTCATCCCTACTAGTTTCTAGAAGATTGAGGGCATCGAATAATGATTGAATTTCTTCTTTAATTCCAGACGTCTTTCTAATTGAGGTATACATCTTCTTTACGTCCCTAGATTTCATTCCGGAGGGTGCACCTCTTTTGAAAGTGTCAAAGTCTCCAGAAGTAGCCGACTTTCTCATCTTAGAAGCAGACATACCGCTCACATCATCTGCGTCTGCATCTCTTCTGCCAGCACTGACCACCTCAAATGAGTCGAAGTTCCAAGATTTATTGGGGTCGCTGTGGTTCACATATTTTTTCATGCTTCTTTCTAATTCTTTGACCCTATCTCCACCAACCACTAATATCACATTCTTATATCCTTTGTCGCTAAGTTCTTTGGCGACATAGAATGGATTCTTCAAGGTTTTATCCTTCGCGACATTACTCTTCTTGAATGCTGCTCTTAGGAGTCTAACCTTCTCGTCGTATGGTATTGGGTTCCTCTCGTCTCCCTGAGATGTGCTAACATAAATGCCATGATCATACCCTTTTCTCTTGGATACCTGCATAACTTTATTAATTAGCAACTCATGACCAGTATGTGGAGGATTGAATCTACCAAAGGTAAATACTATCCCCTTACCGTCCTGCTCATTTAACCTAGACTTGGTTGGAAGGGTGTATCTATTCAAAATATCACTTGTTCCAAGGTAGGTAACCCTTAGCCCAATTCCAAAGTGGTGTACCGACTAAAGCACCTGCCACAAAAACTATTACCGAAAACCAAATTGTTCCTAAAATCGAGTCCATATCAATCTCCTTTTAGATAAATATTATTTCTTTTTATTAAACTTAAATGCTTTTTTGACCTTTGCCTCTTTGGCAACAGGTGCAGCCTTTGGTTCACCACTTGTGTGATGCCATCCTCGTGTACCACCACGATTCACCCACTGACCGCCGTTCTCAGCGACATATGATGCTCTATTCTGAGCAGCCCTTGCATCTTCGTTGTGTGCTATCCAAAACTTTGAAGCCATTTCTTTATCTCCTTAAAATGATATTTTTATTTAGCTGTGAAAACTCTAACCTTTGCGGTTCCCCCTGATGGGTTATAAACCTCTATCCTGTCTAGTGTGCCACCAGTGCCCCACTGGTTAACCCAGTCATCTACCTCGCCAAGATATTTAACAATACCTGCTGACTCTCCAGAAGCACCCATGTCTCCTTGATGTCTACAAGAAGTAGATGCCAAAATGTATGGTATACCTGCCTTTAGGGTGTGACAAAAAGCATTTTCTATGTTTTCACCACTGGTCGTTCCCGCCTGACTACACATAAGTTGAATTTCTACTGGACTGGCATTGGATTCTAGATATAAGAACTGAGGATCTGCCAGAAGTTCATCATTGAATACTTCTGCGGTAGCACCGTTGGCAATCTCGAATCTTTTATCATAATAGTAGTTTACGGTAATTGAATCTGCTGCACTGGTGCTTCCACCGGAGATGATGTGGTTATCATCATCATCCATTGTAACCGTAAAGTGTGTTGTCAAATTTAATGTTGGCATTGTTGTCTCCTAGCAATATATTATTTATAACTAGCCGCTAACCCAGTTCTTCGCCACAGTGAAGTTAGACCTGCTAAACTCTAATCTATCTACCAGCTTCAGTGCTCTGCTTGAAATCTTGTCTACTGCTACAAATCCTTCAGGAGCGGTTGCCTTGAAACCGTCATCGGTCCTTACAAAGGTTCCGATGCCTTTTATTTTCTCTAACTTCCTGATTAGTTTTATCTTCATATCGCTAATCAGACCATAAAGTACGAATGCTGAATCCAGTTCCGTCTTTATGGACTCTAGGTATTTAACCAGTTCATCCATAGCCGCCTTCTTCCTCTCTTTACCAGAATCAGTCTTGAGTTTGGAGATAGCATCTTGGAATTTGTTTTTTATGTGACCCACCACACCTTTAGTGTCTACCTTGGAAGAACCTCCCCTAATCTGAGAGTTGGTATATGTTTTTATATGCGATATTATGTTCCTGTTGGACATAACCTCATCTATTATCTTAGAGACTTTAGAAGACATATTACTCTCCGCAGATTTAATGTCTTTCATTATGGAGCTGAGTTCAGAACTCGTAAGTGTAGATGAACCACTCTCATCTTTATAATCTGCATCTCTAAACCATACGTTCTTGTTCTTGCTTAATCTCTTAATATTAGGGTTGAAAGATGCTGTCATCTCTGACATCTTTCTACCTTTATACTCGGTATGAAACACTATCCCTATCTTAGCATTTTTAATTTCTTTTGCTATTGGACCGCCATCTTTTACTGCATAGGTGATAGTGTTGGGTGTGAATGTAATATGAGACTCTCCATCCACCTTCATACTGCCTAAGTCTGAAGAAGAGAACATAAAATCTCCCTGTATGACATTTTTAATGCCTAACTTGGATAGATGCTTTAATGCTGTCTTCAGTTTGTTTGCCAAGTCCCCACTGTGGTTTTTATCTATGTCCGAATTAGTGTAGTTGATTTTTGGTGTTGCCTTGTTGAATACACTCTTAGTACCCACGAAGAATTTTTTATTCTCTGGATTTATGCCGCATATTATTGCGGGTGCACCATCCCACTTGGTTGTTATATTAACTGATGAACTACTGCTTCCAGACAGCATCTCGGCTACACCTCTGGCAAAGTTGAGAGCATTTTTTACACCAACGGAACCACCGTTCCACATCTCGTCTTCAAGATGCTCCATATGGGTATTTTTACCTTCAGTAACAAATTCTTTGTAAGACTTCATTTCATAACTTCCCAATATTTAGGATTCTGCTGGATTATCTGATCGTTCTTATCTAACTTTATGCTCACAAAAGAAGCGTTTGGACCCATCGACACTACAGTGCCGGTTTCCCCCTCTTTGCTCCCTTTTGTAGCAACCAACTTCCTGCCTTTTCGGTAGTTAATCTTCAATCTTTCCGATATGTACTCGCTAAATGATTTCATTTCTTCCTCCAACCTCCACCTTGTTCTTTATACCACTTGGATGCCCAAGCACTAGCATATGCTGAAGGATAGACATCGAACTTAGATTTAGCCTTAGATAATGCTTTCTTCCACAGAGACGGATTTGTTGGTTCGTTCTCAGACTCAGAAACAGATTCTCTCTTTTGCCTACCCTCACCACCTTCGATATCAATATATCCCTTATCGGCTAGTCTGCTTACTGCCATACTGCCTATGACATCCCATGCCTTCTTTCTATTAATAGGCTTCCTCAGGTCATATCCAGCCTTTCTCAACTTATCTGCCATTCTCTCATAATATTCTTTGCCCGGATTTTTGCTGTTCTCATCCAAATGCTTTCTGATGCTGGGGTCTATTAAGACCTGAACCATAATCTCTCCGTCCACTCCTCTAATAACTTTGCCCTGAATCTTCTTAGCAGTCTTCTTGGCATCCTCCATTGAAGAGTAGGTATTAGGTTCACCATCTTTGTTTTGCACCACCAACACTTCTAGATCAGTATCGATTCTGGTCTTGACTGCTTCGTTGTTTTTCTTCTTTTTCCTACCGGCACAATGGGCTTTCTGAGAAAAACCTTTCGGATTATTACAGTCTATGCTTCTTTTGTATTTTTCGGACCAGTCTTCAGTCTTTACATATGTCGGACTCTGACCTTTTTTCTCTTCTCCGCCTTTGGCAGAATCACCTGACTTCTTCTGTGCATCCCTCTTTCTTCTCACAAAAGATGCTATCCCCTTCTTGCCCAACTTCTTAGCCTTGGCAGGAGACAAGCAGGCAGCATATGCCTCACCCTCTTTGGCATCACCACATTTACCAATTTTCTTACCGTCTAGACCATATCTATCCCAACCAGGTGAACCACCTGCTGATTGACTCATCCATTTACCAATGCCTGAGTCTTTGTATGTCTCTGATATGAATTGCTTGAATGATTTCATTAAGGTCCTACCCTTGAGTCCATGCACGACCATTATATTTTCTAAGAACGTCATATACTACTCTATCCATAGTGCCTGACCATTTTACATCGATTATATTCTTCCTGCCGTAACCTTGTTCAAATCTGTGCTGAGTTTGGATATTCCCTCTTCCTTCTCTTGAAATATCACTCATGAAATCTTTTGCCTGGTTTGCACTAGGAAATTGGAATGTACCAGATGGTGTAAATCTTCTTGCCTCTTCTAATCTGGATGATACTTCACCATTGCGAACCACTTTGGTTATTGTTGAACTTCCAGTAGTTCTTCCCGGCTTTTTATTTTGATGTGCGAATTCGTATCCTGTCTTTATGTCCTTCATACGAATGTCGAAATAGTTAGAATTATTCTTACTGGTCTCATGGGTCATCACCTCTGCTTGCGAACCATCTTTATAGGTAACTATATCACCGACTTGAAGTTTATCAAGTGTCCACCTCTTTGCTTCTGCTATGTACTGCTCGAATGATTTCATTATCTTTTCTTCTTAAATCCTAGTTTGTTACTTACACTAGTACCACCACTTATTGAAGAGTGATATTCGAATTCAAAATCCATATCTTTGAAGGACTTAACACCGAATGTAAGTTTGGTGCTGGTTACATTTACATCTAGCTGAAGGACTTGCAACTTCTTAACAGCCTTGTTCAGCGTGTCTTGACCTGCCTTATTAAGGTGTGAGACAACATGATACCCTAGGGGATTAATAATCGCTGCTGCCTGAGAGTTAGACCTGCCTATCCTTTTCCAAATCGCCCAAGTGGTCTCACTGCCGAAGATTTTATAAAGCTTCTTAGCAGCCTCGTATCTTTTTTCTAGTGTACCAATAGATTGTAACCAGAGATTTATCTGGTCTGGAGTGATTGCACCCAAGGATTTCCTTTGAGGTCTTCTTACACCCATAGCATCTGCTAGTGCTTTGATGCCTGGTGTCCCCATAGCGATATTTGCATCAATGACACCTTGGGTAGCAGAAGTCTTGTGTAGGTGACCCACAAGTCTAATTACACTCTGCTCAGTGCTGCTGAAGGACTTCATCCATTTAGGGTCTGCTGCCTTACTTTCCAAGTCTTCCGCAATGTTCTTAATGCTAGTTCCAGCACCAGCACCAGACTTGACAGAATAACCCACCATCCCACCGCCCTTAGGTACTGCATAAAAGTCGACTAATGGTTCGTTGCCCGCTGCTGGGAAGTAAATCTTGCTAGCATCTACTATATTGGACTTGAGTGCCCAGGCTGCTGCTATGGTTTCACCGAAGTCTTTAGATACTACCTTCAGATCTGCTGGTTTTAAACCAATGTCGAAATCGATTTTAGACTCTTCTCCTCTGGTCTTACCTGCTAGGTCTACCAGTGAGAACAGATAGTTGCCTATCCTTTTGTCAAGACCATCAGTAAATTTCTTAATTGTTGTCTTGATTCCTCTCAATGCCAATGTCTTTCCATCAAGACCAACTTTGTCGGGTGTCAGCTCTTTATTACCGAATATCAATTCTCCACCGCTGGCAGCCTTTCTGCTGTTGTTGACATACCATAGTGTCTTACCAGTCAAACTTCCATCAGAACCGGGCATTTTGTCCGTGGCAGTTAGGAGATATTCTTTGAATGAACCGCTTATATCCATCTCTGGATCGTGTACGCATAGGATGCCGTGTTTCTTCCAGAACGAGGCGATTTTACTATCACTGCCGTCTATGGGAAATCTAACATGATAACCATTTCTGCTTCTTGCCACGAATTTTTTATCGTTATTGAATACATTAGTTCTCAAATAGGAGACAAAAGATTTCTCGTCCTTAGTCGCCTCCGTCAGGCAAGTAAACTGTTTAAATGATTTCATATTATTATCTCCAGATTATTTATTTTTTTTAGATTTCATTTCTGCCTCAATCGTCTACCTTTGCTCCTGCTCTCCATTGATAGCAAGACCAATAGTTTGCTTTCCATTTAGGTCCCGGATCGGTATCGCACCCCATTCTAGATCGGTATGCCTTTAACCTTTTTGGGTCATCCCTTTTTATCTCCATATTAGGGTCCCCGAACCTCACAATAACAACAGTTCCTTTTTCATTCTTGGCATAAACTGCGAATTTCTTAGATTCGCCTGGTGTTCTAAAAGGTTTATTTAATGTGACCTTTTTGCCTTTGTACTCTGCCTCTTCTAATTCAGAACCTTTGCATTCTTCACAACCACACCCACATCCCTCTTCTAGTCTGGACGGGACTTCATCGAAAGGACCATATTCGTCTAGGTAAGCATTATACATCTTGATATGATATTTGAGCATAGGAATAGGTCTTCTAATCAGTTCCCTGATGTTCTCGGGTCTACTATATCCCATGGCTGCTCTTTCTCTCTTACTGGAAGCAAGGATTTCACCATGCCACCATTCCATAGCACCCTCTATTTCTGCTCTACTGCTCTTCTCACTAATTGAGTTGGAATCATATATGGTTGATTCCCCCATAAGATTAAATTCATAATCTTTCACGAACTTCTCTTTGTGGTCTTCATTATCGAACACCATAGCATACACAGAATCCATAATCTTCATGTGGTCAATAAGACCTTCTGCATTCTCTATAGATGCCATAGCTGCATCCTCAGAGTTAAATTGCTTCACAGTAATATACTTTCCGTCTTCCATTTCCACGGATTCTTTCAACCAATCTTTGAACGAAGGTGGTTGCCAATCGCTGTATATTTTAACTGGTTCATCATAGTCATGACCTCTAAACATCTTCATAGTTTTGCCTATCTCGGTATGCTTTCTAACTTTAACACTTGCAGGGTCTGGTTGTCTTCCACCTATCCATTCCCTGAACATATCAAAACCAAGAGTTGTATGTTTTCTATAGTCATAATCTCCAAGCTTGGAATCTATCTTGTTTAACTCTAGTCCGAAACTTCTGGTAAACTTACTTTCCATCTTGCTAAACAGGATCTTGGCACATTTATGCATATCTTTGTTCTTCATACCCCTAAGGCTTCCCCAACCGTCGTCGAGTACAAATCTGCACCAGCCCTTTTTAATCGCCATTAACTCTACTTTTCTATCGATGTCAACGGTTCCATCTTTTAATTTTTCGACATCTGACATAGCACTATTTTGAGGTTGGTTGACACCATACTCTGTGTATCTTTGTAGCAAATGGTTATAAATATCGTCTTCTTTGAGTCCAAATTTACCAGGTTTGGTGGCAATATATTGTACATGATATGGTTTCAAATTTTTCCAAACATATATCTTGCCTGAAGGATGCACCCAACCCTTAGCAAGTTTAGAAGACTTTCCGTGGTCCATATCTTCTCTGCTTACTCTCTCATTCAGTCTTCTATTGAAAGATTCGTTGACCCATCCCATCTTATCAATGAAGGGGCTATAATAATCTAAGGCAGGAGAATTAACGGAGCCTCCACTGACACCCACCGGTCTTTGCCATAAATATGGGTCTTCAACCTCACCGTTATCATCTGTGAAGTTATTCCATTGCAGATTAGGCAGTTTAGGTTTGACATATGATGGTATATTAGAGATAGATGCCGGACCTGAGTAGTCGTTTAAACCATCATCATCATCGTCATCATCGTCATCATCGTCATCGATAGGGAAATCATCTTCACTGTCTATCTGGTCTGTCGGGTCATCCTCAGGACGAGTCTCACAAGGAGGGAAAGCACATGGTATTGGTTCATCTCCTACAGTCTCTCCTTCATCATCCCCGTCGTCGTCATCCCCGTCGTCGTCATCATCAATAGGAAAATCGTCGGTGTAATCTATCTGGTCTTTAGGGTCGTCTCCGGGACGTTGAGGGTCTCCCGCACAAGGAGGGAAAGCACAAGGCTTTGGTTTATCCCCTGTAGTGTCTCCATCACGCATCTGTCCCATTTGTTCCATCGCAGAAAGTATATTCCTGACCATCCTTGCTAGTGGTGGGTCCATATTCGGCAACATCTTTATAATGCCGTCTAAACCTATATTCTTCGCTCCCCCCATCTGGAAGTCTGGTTTTCTCATACGACCAGGACGACGTCCTGGTTTTTGATAATTAGGGTGTTGGATTGGGTCTTCCAACCAAGCAGGCTTCTGCTCGTTCTCGCCTGGTATCCTTTGGTGAATATCCGGATAGTGTTGTTGCTGCTCTTTATTATACTTGTCGATGATATGATATAGAATATCAGCAATGTCATCAGGAGTGGAATCACTATAATAACCGGGTTCACCAGCACCTGGAATAATTTGGTCAAAATAACCGGGATGAATTAAATTGTCATCTAAAGGTGGAACATCATCACCTTCTTCATCAGGGTCAGTGTCTAGTTTATCTGCTCTGACTATCCATCTACCATCGATTAGAACCATCAATTCGCCATTTTCTCCTACCTGCCAGGTATAACCACCGGAAGTCCAGGTTCCATCATCCTGAATATTCTGATACATATCCTCTTCGGGGAAGTCCGGAAGGTCGTCGGGAAGGTTGTCATCACCCTGTCCTGATGCTGCCCTAGTATCATCGTAGTCTGGGTGGTATGGGTGGTCTGGATTAAGACCGAAGTCCTCGGGTTCACACGGAAACCATTTACCCGGTGGTACTTCGTACCACCCCCATTCTTTCAGTTCTGGATTCCAAATTGGAGTTCCACTTCCAGGTACATCCTGCGTATCGTCATCTTCTAGAATCGGAGGTGGATTTTCTGGGTCAGTGAATTTGCCATCATCGTCCATATATGGTTTGATTAGGATTGGTTTCAAATCATCGGGCACGTTATCCCAACCACCAGGCCATTCTTCGGGCCATACGTCTTTCCGCTCTTCTTTATCTTCTTCATCCTCATCCTCATCTTCTTCATCCTCGTCCTCGTCTTCATCCTCGTCTTCACCTTCGTCTGATGGGTCTTCATCCTCGTCTTCACCTTCGTCTGATGGGTCTTCATCCCAAAAACCACCACCATCTGGTAGAGGAACCCATTCTGTCCCGTTCCAAATCATATCTGGAACACCGTCTCCATCTAAATCGTAGTAGTCGTTTCCAGCGGGATCAGTAAATCGGAGAGGATCTTTTGGGTCCTGTGTGTAGGGCTTATCTTCTTCTTTCTCATCTTCTCCCTCATCACCATCGTCATCTGATCTGAATCCAATATCAGTACCGTGCAGCATAGAAAGTAAGATGTCACCGGTCAACTCAAACTCGGTGAAAGGTTTAGTATTTTTGCTTTTCTCTAAGGTAGCCTCTGCATCATATATCGTCGCAGCGAGACCTGCTTCTCTCTTATTGAAAAGTAGACTGGTGTAATCTTCGAAGTCTTTATATAGTTCTTCTGCTCTAGCCTGACCGATTAGAGACTTAAGGTTCCTAACTGCATCTTTCTTAGATGCAGGTTTAACTATACCTCTGATGTCTCTGGTTAGGAGGGAATTCCATATACCGACTGGATTGGGGTAGAAAGCGATTTTGCCGGAACTGACGGTGGTTGGAGTCAATATTGCGGCGGAACCACTATCAGCACTAGAGTTCAAAGTGGGTTTGCTCTCTAGTATCAAACGTTTAAATTTATTCATTAGTCGTCTCCATCCATAGACATTGGATATTCTTCTCTCATCAGGTTGCTATATAACATGTCTCCGACCTTCTTGCCGAAGTCATTGTCCGAGGGGTAGTGTACACCACCTAGTTCCCTAGATAGTGCTATATCATCTGCTAGTTTCATTAACTGCTCTTGGTGGTCAGGGTTTTTGTCTGATAACACCAATGCAATGAGTCTGGATTGGGCTGCATGTCCACTCGGGTATGCTGGTGTGTGTCCAGACTCCGTATTCATGCTTCTAATCTCTGTTCCTAGCACTACACCCAACTGGTGTGGTCTGGGTCTGTTGAAATGGAACTTAGAAATGAGCATAACGTTGGCAGCCTCTCTTCTTATGTCTCTAATCTCTTCTTCATCGAATTCCAAGTCGTTATCCTTGGCATAATTGATGAAGTAGGGGGAGAAGTGTTCATCATATTTATTAAACTTCTCAGCATCCTCCTCGGTCCTATTATCAATCAGTTTCAGAAGATAAAATATCTCTTTCTGGGTAAGATCGCTACTATTGCTGGGTGGACCACCCATAGTTATCAAGTCTAAAACGTCGGAAGAGAAATAATTCAGAGGTCTATTCATCCTCTCTCTCTGTTCTTCAGTAGGAGACCCATATTTTATCTCATCGACAGCTATATTGAAATTGCTGTCTTCTGAAATGAACGAAATGTATTGGGAGAATGTTTTCATGCGTAAGGTGCTCTAACATCTAGTTGCCCTTGCTTCAATGCATTAGCCGCTTTTTTCTCTTGACCTTTATCTGCATCAATGACGGGCATCTCTATTCTAGGTGGTGCACCTCTGGGTGGGGTCCTATCCTGTAGTGCGGATAGTCTGTTTGCTAGTTCTTCTTCACCACCAATTGACTCTAACCAAGCGATGGATTTCTCTCTATCGTAGAATTTGGGGTTCATATTAGTGCCGTTCATTAGGGCATCCATAGCATCTTTCATTTTTGCCCTGTAGATGTTGACATCACCACCAGTTGGTTCACCTCTTCTCTGATTACCGTAAGCATCTCCTAGGGAACGCAATACGGGAACTAGGTCACCAATTCCTAAATCTGCTGATATGCCCATTATTTTCGCGGTGGGTTCTGAGAGCATTGTGGCTGCCCATCTGTGATGTCCGTCGAGGATGTGGTTATCGCTAGAAACGATCGAACCCAAGTCCCCACCCTTCACACCACCGACTGCCATACCCAGTGCTTTGCCGAGGTAGATAGCAGACTGTGAGGGTTTTAACTTTCTAGCCGCCCAAGTTGCTTTTTTGGTCTTCACCACATCGTCTGAGTGCTTCCCATCCATCTCACCTTTTCTAGCATATATTGCTGCTAGTCTAGAATTCATTGATTTTGGGAATTCCTTGGGGTCGATTTCTTTCGTTTGCAGTTCTTCTGCGATTAGCACGTCACCGGTAGGTGTTTCGAATAGTCCTTTCATACCCATCGGTTCTTCTTTGATGTATTGTTTAAATGATTTCATCGTCTCTCTTTCGCTCTGAGGCCGAATTTTTCGGAAAAATATCCATATACACGGACAGTGCTACCTCTTATATATAAAAAAAGACAACCCCCTGAAATACTCAGAGGGTTGCCTACTATGAATGACGGTCCAAAGGTAGCGAAGTTCCTTAGTGGAGGTCTGATACACCCCCACCTTGCATGAATGGCATAACGACTGGCGCACTGCCTATCTTGCTCGGACCGTAAGAAAAATTCATACGAAAAGACGGTGCAGTCCTGAAATGTGAGGCAGGAACTGCACCGTCTTTTCTATTATTTGCATTATCGTTCGAATGATTTGCGTTCATTTTCGTATTATATACCTTTATTTGGTCTACAGTATTTATAAATTCAGTCAGTTTCTGAAGCAGGTGGCTCAACAATTGGAGTAGTGTCCAAACCTGAGTGCTTAGACAGCTCTCTCATCACAGCATCCAAGAAAGGACTCTGTGGAGCAGGGTCATCTGTGCCTTGCGTAACGTCCTGTACTATATTGCCATCTGCAGTAGTTACATCACCTGCGGGAGGGATGCTACCATCTGTAGATGCTTCGGGTGGTGTAGCAACGGGTACTACCTCTGGTGGTGGTGGAGGTGTCTTCTCACCGTCAACAGGTTGGGCATTATTGTTGGCACCCCTAATGTTGTTCATGTAAAGCTGTTTTTGAATGTCAACCATAGTTTATTATCCTCTACTTGTAAAAAAGAACACATTTCATAAAAAAAAACGTACACAGTATTTATAAGAGAGTCCCCTCTCCCCCTTTTTCCCGACCATATATATTTCTCAGCCGCGATATCCCCCCCCATATATGCCCTTCCTGATATCGGGAAGGGTGTTTGCACAATAAAAACGGTTACCTTCCCCCCTTTCCCCGACCATATACCTATTTTGTCCGAAATATCCCCCCCCCCTATTTTCTTTTTGGAGACACACAGATATACATCCATACTCCAAAGGTGTGTATAGACCGTCTGTTTTCTTTTTTCTTTTTTTTTCTTCCATTAAAATAATAACGGGCCTACGAGCAGCCGTTGAATCAATTGGCAGTCTGGTAGCAAATACAGCAACACCCAGCAGCCTTATTAAGAGCATACTGGGTGTTACTTTTTAAAGGAAGAGATTAAGTCGATTATTTACTGGGGTCGTAAGGAACATCAATTGAACCCTGATTATCATAGGGCACGTTCTGATGTTTTTGGTCCTCTACCAGTAGTTGTCTATCATTAACAATGTTAATCTTACGGGGCTTCATATCCTCTGGGACTACCTTTTCTAGGTAGACTCTAAGAATTCCCTCGGCACAACTGGCTCCATTGACCTCAATATAATCACTTAAAGCAAAATTACGCTCAAAATTGCGGTATGCGATGCCCTTATGCTGGTACTTTGCATCATCCAGCTTAACATCTCTCTTACCGACAATTTTGAGCACATTATTTTCTACCGTAATGTCGAGTTCATCAGATGAGAACCCGGCAACAGCCATCTCAACGATACTTTCGGTATCAGATTCGTTGATGATGTTGTATGGTGGAAATTTTGTAACGTTGTTGTTATTTTCCTCAGATGACATTAGACGATGCATCCTAGTGAATACATCATCAAATCCGATACCAAAGTCACGAGGGAAAGATAAATTGTACATGTCCATAACTGTTTCTCCTTATAAAAGCAAGACACGTTTGTTTGATATGAGTCCCAAAATGGCAACTCACGGTGTATTTATACGATATGGGAGGGGGGTATACGTCGACTTGACACGGCTTTCATTATCATTGTGACGGCTTTTATTTCCAATACTGGGAATGCGGTTTGAATATATCAAAAAATGTTCTTTTTATTTTTGTCCAACGTCACTGTAGTCATATTGCAAGCGGTACACGTCATATTCGTAAGACCTATCTTCGCTTTTTTCTTTCCATTTTACTTTTTTTATTCCTTTGCACATCCAAGGCAGTCTCAACTGTCCGGCTATCATTGTCATTTCTTCAATTGGGCATAGGTCCATCGTGTCATTGTGGTTACTTTTAAATTCACTAACGGCTGCTTCACTCTCTAATGTGATTTCAAGGACGATTTTATTTCTTTTTTTCTTCATTTTTTATCCTTTTTTCTGACCTTCGCCTTAACCTCTTTCATCTTTTCGGGAGGTAGTTGCACATAACCCACTTCAACAGATAGCTTGGGACACTTATCTAGATAAAATATTACGAATGATCTGACTGACTGCTTCCTCATAGATGCCTTGTTGACGTATATGAACAAAGGCCTACTGAAAGGGTAATAAGCACCAGACTCGATATTCTTTCTTGAAGGGATGACTTTCTTGCCATTCTTAGGATTTACAATGGGGACAACCTTCAACTTGTCAGCATTTTCATAGTAATAAGCACAACCAAAGAATCCAAGAGCATTAGTGCTCCCAGCAACACCTTTGACCAATACGTTGTCGTCCTCGCTAACAGACATGTCTGATCTCATTGATCCAGTCTTGCCGATGACTACCTCCTTAAAGTAGTCAAAAGTACCAGAGTCGGTGCCTGGAGAGAAGATATTAATATCGCTGTCGGGCCATTCTGGTCTAACATCTGACCATTTCTTTAGACCACCTTCGAAGATAGCATTCAATTCGTGCATTGTTAGACTGTCTACCCATGTGTTCTTTTTATTAACAACAATGGTTAGACCATCATATGCCACGGGCAGTTCTAGGAACTCGATCCCTGCTTCTTTGCATGCTTCTCTTTCTTTTTCTTTAATAGGACGAGAAGCATTGGAAATATCAGTCTCATTAGCAATAAGCCTTTTAAAACCACCACCAGTACCAGACACACCCACTGTCACCCTAACCTTGGGTGCTACCTCAGCATACTCTTCTGCAACTGCCTCAGTGATGGGGTATGCAGTGGAAGATCCGTCTATTTTAACGGTCCCATTTGCCAATACAGACGCAGACGTTACTACTACAGACAATAAACAGTTAGATAAATTCATTTCTTTTTCCTCATGAGAATACGAGTGGTGGGATTCGAACCCACACTGTATGGATTTTAAGTCCACTGCCTCTGCCGTTGGGCTACACTCGCCTATCATTTTTTTTTATTAAATCAGTCCTTGTTTCCAAATCTCATCAGCAAGCAGGTATTGGAGCTTCTCTGCTTCTTTTTCTCCTTCTCCAACCCAACAGCCGGTTTCCCATTGCTTGACGTGCACCATCTCGTGAGTCAACGTGGCTAGGAAGTCTCTAATTGTCTGGTTGTCCGCGACGTAAATCTCATAAGAGTGGTCTTCGTCACCTTGGAGGCAATAACCCCAGCAGTTCTTCCTTGAGTTGACTTTAACGGTGAAGGATAGCTTCTTTTTGTTCTTCAAGTCAAAATATCTGACGCACCACTTGATGGTTGTGTCTATTATCGCCTCAAGGTGACTAGGGAGTCCCGAATCCGTCCAAATGTCGATTTTCATCCTGATTTGCT